TGGCATAGTTACAAAAAGTATCGGCACAAGTTCTAGGGACTACTCAACAATTCAAGCATGGGAAGCTGACTTAGATTCTGCGGGTTATCAATATCAAGATGATGCTGTTGGCGAGTGTTACGATGATAGTACGTTTAACACTGCTGGGATTAACATTGATGGCGGATTAACAGTAGGACTATCTTCTGTAAAATTATCAGTAGCAGAAAGCGAAAGGCACGATGGAACTCTTTTTACTGGGGTTCATATTAATCCAACGTACAGTCTTAGTTATATAATAACAACGAACCGAAGCAATACTATTATAGAATGGCTAACCTTAAAAACAAATGGAGCATCTACATATGCCCACGGTGCTATGATTATTCATGACATATATTCAAGTAATACTATTTCTAGATATATGGTTTTACAAGGAGAGGATCAAGTATATCCGTCGCAGACACCTATTGGGATTAGAACTGGAGGACACGAAAATATCGCTCATAATAATATTATTTATGGAATTGCTAATGGTAGCGTGGGAGGTGGAATATACGATAGCTATCGTAGGTGTAACGCTTATAACAATACAATATATGGGTGTAATTATGGATATTACGCAACACAACAAGGTGGTGACACGCGAAACGTTAAAAACAATTTGAATATTGGAAACAATTACGATTTTTATGCCGCTGGAACGGTCGGTTATGTCTCTAGTAACAATGCTTCTTCGGATTCAACAGCAGCGGTGCTTGGGGGGTCAAATCATGTTACGGGAGTGTCTGCGTCAAACCAATTCATCAGCACTGTCTCAGGATCAGAAGACCTGCATCTCAAAACCGGTGCAGATGTTATCGGGGCAGGCGTTGATCTAGGCAGCACCCTAGAGGGCTTGCAGTACGATATTGACGGAGTAGATCGCGATGCTCGCGGTACGACTTGGGATATCGGGGCGGATCAAGCCGCTGGCGTTGTGGTAAAAACTATTGGCTCTGCCGGTCGGGATTACTCAACTATCACTGCTTGGGAGGCTGCCCTAGACGATACTAGCATTTACCAGTCTAGTGACGATGCCGTGGGTGAGTGTTACAATGACAGTACGTTCTCAACTAACAATGTAATTATTAACGGGGGTTCTACTGTTGGTTTATCATCTATAACGCTAGGTGTAGCAACAGGAGAAAGGCACGATGGAACCGCTGGAACTGGAGCTATTTTAGAAAAAGATTCGCTGTGGAACCACCTTCTTACTGTTAGCACTACGGTAAAAACCTTAGTCACAGACTTAGAGATTTCAAGCACATATGTTACGGCAAATGGCGTTATAGTCGTTGGTGCTCACACCTACGACCATAGATTCTCAAAACTTTTAATTTACGCTTCCGCTGGGGCTACCGGGGCGATTGGAGCTGGTTTTTGGAGAGTTGTTGTAGATAACTGCATTATGTACGGAGCTATAAATAGCGGCATAGGGGCTAATACTTATTACAGTCCATGTGAATTTGTAAATAATACAATGTATTGTCCAAACCCAATTAGTAATCCTAGCGATAGCACGGTATCCAAAGCTATTATAAAAAACAATATAGCGTTTTCAACAAACGCAACAAATTCAATAAATAGTACGGGTGCTACGTCTCACCCAGACTGGCAAAACAATTTAGTAAATGTAGGACCAAATTATGGATCAAATCAATATACAGAAACTTCATCTGCTAACCTGTTTGTTTCTACTGTTTCTGGATCAGAAGATCTACATTTAAATTCAACATCGACCGCGATAGGTAAGGGTGCTAATCTTTCAAGTCAAGCTGGTCTTTCGGCATTTAATACGCACCCGGAATACGTTGCTGGTTTTTCTGCCATAGATATCAACGGTGGCAACCGTGCTGCATTTACTGGAAACTCTTGGGACATTGGTGCTCATCAATACGCCCTCACTGCCAGTATCGGAACGTCCTCTCGTGACTACAGCACTATCTCGGCTTGGGAGGCTGACCTAGACAATACTGCTAAATATGGCAATGGCTCAAATGCTGTTGGCGAGTGTTATAATGATAGCGTCTTCACAGACAACAATATAATTATAAATGGAGGGAGTACTGTAGGATTAAATTCTGTAACATTATCTGTAAATTCTGCCTCTAGACATGACGGAACCGCCGGAACCGGTGCCACTATTCAATGCTATAGTGGACCAGCTTTGTCTATATCAAACACTACGGCAGAATATCTAACGATAAGCTATGTTGGGACAGGTAATTATGCTCATTCAATGGGATTAAGTCATGCATTTGGCATTAGCAATACTTATATTAGAAATAATATAGTTTATGGGGATTTGGCTTACAGAAACAGTACAGGTGCGGCTGGTCCGGGAATTTCTAATCAGGGGAGCAATTGTATTACCATCAATAATATTATCTATAACATAGAAAACACAAACCCAAGCTCGGTTGGCGGTACAGGACTTTACAATCATTATAATAACAATAAAGAAATATATAATAATACAATCTATAGATGTGGCGTTGGTTATACTGACACAAGAAGAGGAACCTCCACTTCAAAAAACAACATTTCTACTGGCTCTACTAGAGGTCTTGACTTTTCACTGATAACTAGTTATAACTCTACTCTAACTGCTAGTAACAACCTGTCGTCAGATGACAGTGCAGACGACGCTGGAGGAAACGAACACATCACAAACGCCGATCCTGTTAAACAATTCATAAGCACTACTTTGGGAAGCGAAGATTTACATCTGGTTATGGGTTCGGATGCACTAAATGTTGGTGCAGATCTTGGAAATACGCCAGAGGGAGTTCAATACGATATAGACGGATACGATAGGACCGCAAGCATTACTTGGGACATTGGTGCAGATGAAGCTCACGAAATCGACGGAGAGTTTGGATACAAAGGTTTCTTGAGTTACCTAAATAGAACCACCCTTCGGGCTGGATAATTTATTTTATAATTACGACCCCAAAACATAAAAATTTGGGTATAACTATTTAGAATAAAGAAAATTTTATCGCTACCCTGTATAGCCTAGAGAGAAAAAAATGACATGTTCGGAAGAAGAACTACATTATAATGATGTTGGAACTGTGTTTTTAGTAACCATGAACGATTGTGTTTCTGGGACTTCTACCGTTCTAGACATATCGTCGGCTTCTTCTTTACAGCTTATTTTTAAATCTCCCTCTGGAGTTTCATCAACAAAAAATGCGGTTCTGGATTCAGACGGAACTGATGGAAAAATGAAATATACCACTATGCCGGGCGACTTGAATCAAGTTGGTACTTGGAGGATTCAGGCAAAAGTAGAAATTGGCGGTGGAGTATTTAGATCAAATATAGATACGTTTAAAGTATACGAAAACCTATAGGGTGACTTATGCCGTGGCAAATGGATATGATTTTAATGTTGAGATCTGTAATAGGCGATCTTGACGAATTAAAATACACAGACGAAAGATTAAAACAAGTTCTGATGGTTGGTGCTTACAACGTTCAGAATGACGCTGATTTTCCAAATACATACACTGTTAATGTTGGTCAAGTTTCTCTTACTCCAGATCCGGTTGACACGGGAGATTCAGATTTTACGATACTAACAGTTTATAAGACTGCCTGTATATTGATTGGCAGCGAGGTAAAAACAGAATCGGCCAATGCCATTTCTATTAAAGACGGGCCTTCTGCTATTGACTTGCGTGGAGTCAGTGGAAGTTTATTAACTCTTTATAAAGATATTTGTGCAAAGTATGATGAACTTCTTACTAAGTACAGATACGAATCTGGTAATGGTGATGGCACTCCTATTGGAACTGCTGTCCTTGGTCCTTATAGTCCCGGTAGTTGGGGCGTTAGTCAAAACCGTTATGACGGTGGCGGATACTTTTAATTAAAATACTTGGAGACATATAATGACTACACAAAAGATAATTAGTGGCAACGGCTTTAATGAAGGCGGTGCAGTTACTAACACGACAAATTCAGGCGAGTATTCCGTCCTGACTAACGAGGGCTTTACAAGATCTGCTGTTCCGGCAGACGAGTATCGTTACGGTATCGTCGAGCACGCCGTTATTTCAGCCGGTGCGGTAACTCAACTATTGCGTGCTGGGGTTCCCGGACGACAAATCGAAGTAATGAGCTATGCCTTTGTTTGCGACGACACCACGTTGGTAACATTTAAGTCAGGCACTACGGCGATATCTGGCAGCTTCGCTATTGCTACAAATGGTGGTATTTCATCGCCAGCAACAGACAATGAAGCTATTATGACTACCGCTGTTGGCGAGGCTCTTAATATTACTAATACTGTTGGGAATATTGCGGGGCATATAACATATAGGATTGTATAATGGCGATTAATATCCCAAGCACAGTTTTTGATACTTACAATCAGGCCGTTTTGCTTTTTACCAGAACGGCTACGTTGGTATATCCTGAGAAGAAAGAAGATTGTCCTAATTGCATCATGAGCACAATGGGAACAAGAAATCGTTCGGTTAGTTTGTATCAGGCTGGCGGCCCTTACCCCTTCGAGCGTGGTATGCCATGCCCCTATTGTGGGGGGAAAGGTTACAAAGCGGTAGAGTCTACAGAAGATATAACATTAAGAATTTATTGGGATAGAAAATCTTGGGTTAATGTTGGCGTTCCTATTAACATTCCTGCTGGCGGTTTGCAAACGATTGCTTACATGGCCGACTTGGATAAAATAGAAAAGTGCAAATACATGATCCCTAATTATGATGGAATTCAAAATTACGACACAAATGCTAAATATGAAAAGTCTGGCATTTCATACCCCCAAGGATTTAAGCAAAACAATACAAAATATGTTGTAACGTTTTGGACAAGGGCTTCGGAGTAAAATATGGTATTAAAATTTAGAGAAAGCGAAAAGCAGATTCAAAGAATGGTTGAAACTGCTATAGCAAAAGAAATTAACAAAAAGGTAAAAGAGATTCTACCTAAAGTTAAGGCCCAGATGACACCAATTATCATGACAGCCTTAGCTACTTGTCCAGAAATGCTATCTCTAAAAAACGGTATTTTACGTGCTGAATTTGGTATTAGAAATGACCCAACTCCACAACTTCTTGCCGCAATAATGTCAACATTGCAATATAAGCAGCTGTATGCACAAAGGGGTCGCGGTGGAGGTATTCAAGTTGTTATGCAGCCAAGTGATTATTCTAACTTGTTTACACAGGGGTTTTCGGAGCAGAAAATTAGAGATGGTAGTTTGCCTTGGCTTCGTTGGTTGTTAACTTTTGGTGATTCTATTATAATCACTGGGTTTGGGGTGGAGTTTGGCAATTTTAAAGGTAAAGCATCTAGAACCGGCAAAGCAGTTATGTCTGATGAGCTTGGCCCGTATAAAGTTAATAGTGCTTTTTCCGGTACAGTGAATGATAATTTTATAACAAGAGCTGTAGAAAGAACTTTACCTCAATTAATCAGAGTATTTAGGAGTGTGTTATAATGCCGGGAGGATCACATACAAAACTTAATCTTGGCGGCGGTATGGAGAAGGCTACTGATTCTAGTCTTTCAGAAATACTTCTAGATAATTTTGTGAATTTTTATGATTGGGGACTTCTAGACCAAGGTGGGTTTTATACGATATCTATTCCTCAGAGCGGAATGTATGGCGGTGATCGTCACAAACTTAGAGTAGTAGATACTCCAAATTATACCGCTGGACAAGTTTGGGAGGGGTATCGTCAAAATTGGGTTTGGGAAGGTAGCGGTAATATTGATGGTGTAACACAACAGCCAGTAGATGTTTCTGGTGTGTATGTAAATGGTACATTTTATGCAAATAATAATGTGACTAAACCTTTTCATATTGATTATCCATTAGGAAGGGTTGTATTTGAAAATGCCGAGCCATCGACTAGTGACGTTCAGGTAGAATATAGTCATAAAAGAGTGCAGGTTCTTCCAGCCGAAGGTGTTTCTTGGTTTAGACAATTACAACAAAATTCATTCAGAAATGAGTCTGATTTTCAGGTTCAGGGTTCGGGTGGCTGGATAAGGTTGGGGCAAACCAGAGTTCAACTGCCAGCAATAGCAGTAGAGGTCGTTCCTGCTCAAGACACAAAAGGTTATCAACTTGGTGGTGGACAATGGGTTCGCACAGATGTTGTTTTTTATGTCATGTCTGAAAATCATTGGGAAACAGTAAATTTAATTGACACAATTGTTAACCAAAATGACAGAACCATCGAACTATTCGACACAACTAAAGTATCTGTTTCTGGAGTTGCCCCTTTTACTTTTGAAAATGGAAAAGAACGAGAATTACGAGGACATGCTAGATCTAGTGGTCTTTATCCATATTTAGTTGACAACTTCCCATACAGAAAATGTTTTATATACAATTCTAGAGGGGAAAACGTTACCCAGCTTTCGGTAGATTTATACATGGGTGTTGCCCGTTGTAAAACGGAAGTTGGACCTGTTTAAGCGTTTTTTGTGTATATTATAGTAACCCTTTACCAGAGGATAAATCAATAGGAGAAATCTAAATGGCTAGAAATGATAGAATCTTCTATGCTTGCAAAGCTGTTATCATTCAGGCTCCCACTGGAACTACTGTGGATGCCGCTAATACAGTTAGAGGTTTGCAAAGCGTAGGAATGAACTCAAACTTCACGCTAGATCAAGTTTTTGAAATTGGTCAGCTTGAAATTTATGAAAACATCGAAGATGTTGCAGATGTTGAAGTTACCTTGGAAAAGGTTATCGACGGCGAGCGTTTGTTGTTTGCTTTGGCTAGCGACGATAATTGCAAAACCGATTTGGTTGCAGCGGCTAAAAGTCGTTGTGATGTTTATGTTGCTATTTATGATGACGCGACATCCAATGCTACTGGTACTCCTCGAAACGTTTGCTGGAATTCTGGTATGTATACATCCAGTATTTCTTACAGCTACAGTGTAGATGGAAGTGCAACAGAATCCATCACTCTCGTCGGTAATGACAAGTTTTGGAACGGCGATGCTAACAGCACTGCCACCACCGCTTTTGCACAATATGGTACTCCAGTAACCGGATTTGAAAGTGATACGCCTGTTTCTGGTGTTGTTCGTCGTGCAGACATCGACCTGAGTGCATCTGCTATTCCTGCGATTGTTCAATCTCAGAAGGGCGATTTGACTGGAGACAACAATTACCATATTCAAAGTATCAGTGTTAGTGCTGACTTTGGACAGGAAAACATTTCCGAATTAGGTCGATTTGGACCATATGCTAAATTTACCTCATTCCCAATCGAAGTTTCTTCTGAGTTTGAAGTTATTGCAACCTCTGGTGACTTGAAAAGTGTTTCTGGTGCAGGTGAAAACCTAACCAACGAAACTATCAGAATTCAGGACACAGCTGGTACTGTAATCAATCTCGGAACCAAGAATAAACTATCTTCGATTTCATACTCTGGTGGCGACACCGGTGGTGGAAACGCTACGATTACTTATTCGTTCAGTAACTTCAACAGCCTTTTGGTTGATGGTGGTGGTTGATAAATATTAATTAAAGGACTAGGATTTGGATGATATTTATTATGAGAAAACTTTAAATAGAATAATTCAAGGTCGCCTACGCATAAGGCTGGGCGATCTTGTTTTATTTATTTATGAGCCTAACAAGGATTTGCTTGAAGAATCTTATGAGATATATGACCAAGCAAAGAATAAGGCTTATTTCTCAGGTAGTTTTATTAAGGAAGAGGTATTAGAACTTCTTCTAAAGAATGATATGTGGAGTCCATTCGACGATCAACAGGCCGACGCAATGGATAAAAAAATAGAAGAACTTAAATTACATGCCTTAAAGGTTTTCTTTAAAAAAAAGGAACTGGCTGGCGTAAAAAGAAATTTAAGAAATATTGAACTTCAACAGGCCAAACTTAGACAGAGAAAAGTACAGTTAGATCATCTTACGTGCGATGGTGCTGCTAAATTTGCCCAGCAGTGCTGGTTGATCCAGCGTACTACATATGACAGATATAATAACTTATTTGATTTTGACGGGTATTCTATATCTTATATCATGGAACGTTATCAATCGCAAACTATAGTGCCAGCAACTTTTAGAAAAATAGCCAGATCACAGCAATGGAGATCAATGTGGAATAGCTCTAAACAGCGTGGAGATGTTTTTGGTCGCTGTTCTGTCGATCTAGATCAAAACAAACTAGCCCTAATATCATATTCCATAATGTATGATAATGTTTATGAAAATCCAGAATCTCCAAAAGAAGAAATTATTGCTGATGACGACTGTCTTGACGGTTGGTTTATAAAGCAAAGAAGGAAAATGGAGAAAGATAAGAAGCAGTCAGAAATTGATAACATGTTAACAAATTCTAAAATAGCAAACTCGCAAGAGGTATATCTCGTTGCTCAAGACCATGAAGAGGCAAAGGAAATATACGGACTAAATAACGATCATGTTAGAAACATAATTCGCAATAGGCAA